TGCCGCGTGAATAGCGTGACATGCTTTCACGCATCTTTGATTCAGGGATGACGTATTCAGGCTCTCCACCTTCACCAATCAAAGCATTGGTTGGGCCTGAAACGTAACCACCTTCTGCCATGGGGAAGATAGAAGGGTTTATTGCATTGAGACCCGTGCGTACCCCAAGCCGAAGGAATAATGAGCCAACGTCCCTAAGCACGCTTGCAAGGCTTGCCTGCAGGCTTTTTGTGCCGTCAATGGCACTCATAATTCCATTGACAATTCCATTCTCAATGGCAGTGCCAATTCTTTGATACTGCTCTTCTAGTTTTCTTGCCTCTTTAGCTGCTTCTTCGGCTGCTTTTTTTTGCTTTTTAGCCAATTCATCCGCATCTTTCTTACGTTGTTCATTTGCTTTGTTAATCGCTTCGGTCGCGTCTTGTGCATCATGTAGCGCTAATGTAGCCAGAATTTCTGCCTTCACCATATCCTTGGTCTTGCCTTCTGTATCTGCCATAATATTTGCAATCTGTATCTGGCGCTCAAACTGCTTGCGCTCTTCATCATTTAAGGCGCTGGCTAGCAACGTTTGTTGCTCCAATGAACGAACACGTGCTGCTGATGATTCCGCGATTAATCGCAAACGCTCTGCTTCATCTTCGTCGAGAGGCGTCAGCGTAACCAACGGGGGATCTTTAGTCTCAGGCTTGCTAGGTTTGGCATCCTTTAATGCTTCTCGCAGCTGGACCAATCGTTTCTGAGAAGCCAGCAGTTTGCCGTTGATGTTAAGCAGTGACATCTTGGCAGCTTTGTTGCGCTCGATCGATATGATTTCTTCCTCCATCGCGATGGCTGATTTAATCGTCTCGATATTGCCACTGCTGATCGCTTCAGTCATCCTGTCCTGAGCGGTTTTGGCATCCATAAGTCGCTTAGCTAGATTGCCGAATGCCACTAATGCCAACGCAACCGGTATAGCAGAGATTGCGGTAGATAGCAAACCAACCGCAACTGTAGACGCAGTGATCTTGGTATTCGCTACAGTGATCGCGTTCGCCAGAGTAGTCTTACCTGCCGCGGCTGCTAACGCTTTTTCACCTATTACAGATAAACCGGTAACCGCAGCTTTTAAGACTGTGCCGCCTGCAAGCGTAACAATCAGTCCGTTTAGCGTAGCCACAGCTGGCCCCAAGATTGCGGCTGCGCCAGCGAATGCAATAACCCCAATCGTGCCTGTCTGAACAGGTTCGGGTAATTGGCCGAAAGCTTTGACTAGATTGGTGGCTCCTTCGATCAACGGCGTAACCGCTGGGAGCAATTTTTGGCCTATTGATATACTTAATTCATCGGACGCATTTTGGAAATCTTTAAAACGCTGCACGTCAGAGTCCTTAACGATAGCTGCAATCTTGCCAGCTCCTTCTGTCTCAACACGTTTTAACGCTCTGATCAGAATATCGGTGGTCAATTTGCCATCTGATGCGAATTCTTTAAGCTTCCCAACTGCAATACCAGTCTCTTCCGACACTGCACCAAGCAATCCTGGGATTTGTTCTGCAATGCTACGAAATTCATCACCTTGTAAGCGGCCAGATCCTAAAGCCTGAGCCAACTGCGTAAACGCAGCACTAGCACCAGCAGCATCAACACCACTTAATCTGGCGACCGTATTAAAACCAATAAATGCAGACTCGATGTCAGCCAGCTTGATGCCAAGCGGTCGCAATCTAGTGAAAATATCAGCGACGCCTCCTGCTGCTTCGCGGTTGCTGAGCCCGAATGTTTTTGCGGCTCGGGCTACTAATCTTTGAGCTTTTTCATGCTCGCCATACTCACTGGTGACTAATCTTAACCGCGTTTGCAAATCATTAAATGATGCCGCCGCTTGGATGGCTGATTTAGCGATCAGGCCCAACCCGAGGCCCGCAGCGGCAGATTGTAACCTGCTGAATGCACCAGCAGTGGTCCCAGCAGCACCATTTAGCCGGTTGAGCTGAGATACTGCGTTATTAGCATTGACTCTTATCTCAACGTTAGAGACTGCCACGGCGGCTAAACCACTGCATCAAGTCTAATGACGCCGATACTTAGCCCGTTCAACGGCTTTTTGCTCTTCTTCGGATTTAAGCGTATAGTAGGCAGCAAAATGAACCAATTCTGCATCCGTCAATTCGTTGCGGAGTCTGCTTATTGTCATTTTTAATTCGCAGGCCAGAAAAAACTCAAAATTGAGCCAGCTGTCCTGCTTTAGTCGTTTTTTGCTTCTTCTAGGTCGACTTCTTGATTTAAGCCGAACAGAAACAGCTCAACGTCATTCAAGACAGACTCAGGCAATTGGCGTTGCAGCTTCGGCGCATCAGCAGCAGCAAATGCTTTAGTTCCATCCTCTAGCTCTGCCATTTGGCATAGCATTTGGGTACTGATGTCTAAGGCTTCATCGGTTCCGGCCAAGCTTTGCGCCTTTTTCCTGTCTGCGCGTGTGATTGGCTTGAAATACAGATCGACGAGCACTTTGCCGTCTACATTTTTTAGCTCAAACTTACGACGCTGGTTAAGGTCAAAAGCCTCAACCAGCAAATCGATAGTGCGACTGTTAGCAGTCATTGAGAATAGGCTTATTCGTGCAGATTATAACTGCTACTATCACTCTAGATTAGAAGTAATAGTGCCGGAGGTTTGAAAGTTGCAAGACACAACTACTAACTCACCAACATTGGAGGTAATTTCCATGTCTGTAATGATTCCAGCAAAAGCAACGCTATCAGTGCCTGATGTTGTCCCTGTCGTGAACAACTCAAAGCTAGCATCAGTTGCGTCGTTTACTTTGACCACATCCTCGATCAAGCCAGCTTGACCAGTTGCGTCAGGGTCGTACACCAGCTCAATAGTACCAGTGCCTGAAACTAAGCCACCAACAAAGGAACGAAAGGTTGAACCATGAACCGTGGTTTCATAGGTTTCTTTCGTAGTTGACAGGCTCCAGCTGCGAGTTCCAACAACAGTCGCAAGGCTGCCACTGCCAGTTTCGAACTGGACTGCGCCTTGCTCTCCGCGAATGGTAGCCATGATCAGAGTTCCTCGAAGAAGTCAAAGGTCACACGGACCTGAGTTTGGAAATAGCCCTCAGGTGATGGCGAAGCCACAACTTCGGGACCGATCGGAGAATCAAAATAGACACCCGACACGTTGATTCTATTATAGAGATTCCTGATCCGCTTGCCGACGACTAAGTTGGCCCCAAGACCGATGCCTTTAGCCGAAAAAATATTGAGCACGATGACGCCTGGTAATTGATTGTAGGAATTAGTGCTACCACCCTGTGATAAGTAACTTCCAGACCCAAAGCTTGTTAGGCATTGCACCCATGTACTATTTGGCGTTGGTTCAAACGCCATATTATGAAATACGACAGGTATTGCAGGCGAATTCGCTAGCTCAGTAGCTAATCGTCCTTCGATAGTCGCTCGCACTGAATTAAGATCTGCAGCCGTCATCAGCTATCACGTTTGATCTGATTATACGTCTTTCGTACGTACTCTTGCATGTTTTTTGCTATCAATTCTACCCAACCAGCATCTGCTTGCTGGCTCCACCCATCAGCCAATCTTTCAGCATATGGCAGATTGTTGTGGATATGGTAGCTGTTATTGAGTCTTTCTGATCCGCCTAGATAGTTTGTATACTGCGGCGGTGGGCTTGGGATCGTAACACCTTCTTTCACTGGCGGGTGCGGCACACCAGTAGATGTGTTCTCACCAATGTGCCAACTAGCACGGAATCTGCCTGTGTCTACTGGGCTATTTACTTTAAGCTGCTTGTCGGTCTCAAGAATTGTGGCTTGAATCAACTGATTAAGCTGCTCTTCTGCAAAACCACCGATGAATTTGATTGGGATTTCACGCTGCGCCATATGTCATGCTCTTAATACTAATTCGTAAATGATAGCGCTATTCGCCTGCTCAATAGTTTGCACTTGTATGATTTGATAGACAATCGATCCAATTACGACTCGATCTTTAGTTTCAGGCGCAGATGGCAAACCCTCTGCCGCAACGGTAAGCCTTTTATCGCCTGCTTGGACTAACTCATTAGCTTCTCGCACAGTGATATCCACTACCACACCCTTGACATCAGAATCACTTTCTGTCTCAGACACAGCACCAGTCGAAGCGTCGTAACTACTGCCCGCTACATACCGGATTGTTACATCACCGCCAAATTGGTTGACGACTTTGCTGGCCACTTTTTCAAGCGCTTTAGATAGCGACATCAGATTCGGTAAGCAATACAAGCGCCGCTAGAAAGCTGGATGCTTGTAAACACGCCATAGATTGTTGAATCTGCAACAAATGTCTCACTACCTAGGCTGTTGCCAGTGTAGTTTTCAGCAGTCACGGCATTAATAGTAGAGTCTTCTTTGAAGTAAATCGCGCAAAAACGGCCCGTATGCGCAGCCGTGTCTGTGATCACTTCAGCACCTACGTTATAGTCGATTGCCATGATTAGCTCCTTTTGATGGCTATGTTGCCTGGTCCACTAATTCTAAGATCTGTCAGATAACGTTCTACCATCGGCGGGATGCGGTCTGCTCCTATCGCACCAAACTTATCAGGTGAAACGCTTAAATTACCAATTTGCACGCTCTTATAGTCTTCAAGACCACTGAGTCCTAGACCATCAACGTTGTTTTTCAAATATACTGCCAACTCGACTTGTGCTCGTTTGACTTGATCAGGTATCTCAGTTGCGGTGTAATAATCCGTAGTAATTCGGAATGGGAACCCAACTGCATACGTATTTAAATAAGTATCAGGCTTGCGTACACCAGTCCTAGGCCACTGCAAAGCTTGCGTATCAGTAGCACGCGCTCCAAGGAATCTTTCACGATCTAGCCTTTGCGCGGCAGTGGCCAATGCTCGATTACGAGTGTCATCAGTCCCAGTACTCCATTTCGAAACATCAGTGCTGCCGATCATGGCATCCACTAGATCATTTGCGTCACTCAGTGTGATGTAGCTGTTGGCCGTCGCTGAGCCCACTGTCGCGACGATTGATACTGCCATTTGACTTCTTAGATGAAGACTTGCGTTTAGCTTTTACAGGCATAGAGGCTGCTGCTTTCACAACAGCCTCATGTTTCTCCTGCGCTCGCCTAAATGCGAACAAACCCATCAGGAACTAGAGCCCTTCAGAGCTACGAAGTTTAAAACGATCGCTTCCCCTAGCGACCCAGCCGACACGTTGGCGACAGTAATCTTAAATGATCCTGCAGCCAGAGTGTTGGCCTGCACCAGGTAAGAACCGGCAGTGCCGCCTGAAGCATGGTTAACTACTACAACATCAGTAGCAGATACTTCGCTGTTGGTCACAGTGAATGATACCTCAGCAGCCGCAGCCAATGCAGCATCATTCATTGTGATGACCCCGGATGCTGCGTTAGCAATCACGGTGGTGCTTTTGTTGGTCGCCTGGGTGACAGACGTGCCAATGGTTGGGCCTACAAGTTTGCCCGCTGTTGCCTCGAAAATTGATGCCATCGTTAATTAGCCTCAGTCTTGGTTGCTGACGTTGGTGGCCCGAACGATGCCAATGTTCTTGGTCTCGTAACACTTTGACCAGTTGCCCACGGTCTCAAGATCGGAGCGGGTCGGGTTGGTGGTAGTGACACCCCATTTCACGCCTACCGGATGATAGACATAATGAAGGTCCAAGGACATTGCATCGGACTTCGCTAAGATGTCTCTGTCTACCTCAGTTTGCATTCCCATCTGCTCACCAGATGCGACTGCGCCTGCAGTGAAAAAGAACGATCCATACTCGGTGGTTGCACCAGAGCCAGTGGATTGAACATCATCAGAGACAATCACGCGCAGACCCATAAAGGTCGGCACTTCAGGATTGCCAAAAGCATTGCTGAGATCGCCACCAGATTGTGTGGTGGTGGTGCCGCGTGCATCCTCAGTAGATACGTACTGAATTGCGTTGCGCTCAACAAGATCATAGTACACATTACTATGAATGGCTACAGCAGTTAGCTTGTCGCCTTGGTCGCCCAATAACGCACGTGCTTTTGCAACAGTGCGCGGACTGAGAACAGTAGGAGAATCGCCAGACTCAGAATCGATACATAGATCGAAAAGAGCGGAGCTGCTGCTATTGTTATTTAAACTGCCAAAAACACCAGACAGACAGCTGACTAGGTCTTTTTGGCGCTGATGCGCCACATAGTCGGCTATCTTACTGCCGATGGCAGCCATTGGGTCAGAACCTGCAGCAAGTGCCGCAAGGTCACGAGACTCAAAAGCGCGACCACGGTGCAAAATCACACCGATCTGCTGATCGGCAGTAATCTTGCCAGGCGTCAGCGAAGAACTATCTGACAATACTTCGAAATCGCCAGACAGGTTTGCCTTGTAGTAAGGAATTTTGACGAAATCACCGCCCTCTGTGGCATTTAGCTCGGCCATTGGCTGCACCACACCGGAAGCCAAGAAGGCATCACGCTGTGTGGTTTGCTCAATGACATACGGCGTAAATACCTCGGGAATGATAATGTCAGAGCGAAGAGTCGCCACGACTGATCCTCAAGAATAGTTTACGATGTTTGGGCGCAGCCCTAGTTTGGATGGCGCAACCATACCAAACATTCGTATACACTTTAACGCGCAGCAGCAGCTTTCAACCGGTCATAAAGCGCTCGATCAGTTCTGAATAGCCTTGATTGTTCAGTAAGGTTGAAGCTGGACCCTTGTACGAATGGATTCTTAGTGCCAGGTGGAATCTCACCCGCAGCTCTCCCTATAGGCGCGCCACCGCCTTGTGGCTGGGGTGCTTTTTGCATCCAAGCAGGAAGTGACTTGGCCCATTCGGCCACAGGCGTACGTTGATAACCATCGACCACTACTACTGACCCATCAGGTTCTTTTTCGATTTGGCTACTACTAAGTTTTGTTTTTAGTATCATGTCAGGGTCATATACTACATCCGCTAATGCGCTGACTGCAGGCGCAATCAACTCAAGCTCGCGCACTCGTGCTTCAAGCTCGGCAATACGTTGGTCTTTTTCCGCTGTAGCATCTCGGAATTGTTGCTCTAAGGCTTGACGAGCTTCAGAATATTTGCCCTGTGATTCAAGCTCTGCTTGTTCAGTTTTGCGCTTAAACTCAAGCAACTCTTCAACATCGATGCCGTCAGGCAATTTTGGCGCTTTAGCTTTTGCCGTTCTCAGTTCAGCAATTAATTCACTATTCTTTTTTTCAAGTGCAGATACACTGTTTTTGAGCTTATCAACGTCGAGATTGTCATCAGTTGACGCAGCCTCTTGAATCTGATCTTCAGCCATAGATAACCCGCAGGGTCGATTGCATATCTACTTTACTTCACTTCCGTTTTGGTGCAGCACGTAGCTCTGATTTCTTTTTCAATACAGCGTTACCGGTTGATTCAGATTTAATACGGATAACCGGATCATCATCGGAGCCTAGACGCGTGATCGTACCACCTGACTTGGTTCTAATGCTGGCACGGTTGCCACCCGAGCCTGTTACAACACCAAAGGTGCGTTTGCCTTGGTACATCCAACTGACTCGGGTGCCTTTTTTCATTTTTTCTTGATCGGTTTTCTCTTGCTGCTTATTTTGACCTGTGGTGACTTTTTAGGTCTTTTGTAGCTAGACATTACTTGTCTCCTGTGGCGGGTTTTTTGATAGCTTTTTTCTTAGCTTCTGGCTTGGCCGGTGGGCAAGTTGGCGGACATGCTGGTGCTGTCTCATCCTGATGCGTCAATTTATATTTTGAATGGATCTCAGGCATTGGGATACCGTTTGCGGAGTACATCCAATGTTATCTCAGACCCATCACTCCTTAGAAACTTGCGGATGGCTTGATTCGGCCCGAATTTATTGGCCATATGCATAAAATATGGAGCTTTGGTTTTGAACGCAGCACTGATTTCTTTTTTGCCCTCTTCGGTATCACGCATGCTATAGATCCATTCGCCATATGTCATATCAGCTGGCACTTGGCCTTTAGAGCTAGAACGCATGCCTTCGGGCGGCTTAGGCAATCCTAACGCTTCAAAATCTACAACCGGCACAATGGTAGATCGGCAATTAAAATGCTGCGGTGGCATAGGGCCTTCCCCATACGCAAAATCTTTGCTATCCAGCTCACGGCAAATAGGAGATGTGCGACTATCTAGCGTAGCAATATATTGGTATTTAGACGTAATGTTGCGGTTAGCCTCATAGACGGCGCGGCTAGCCGTAGTTGATACTTGATTGATAGTAGTACGCACTAGCGTCATTATTTGTCGGTTTGCTAAGCCTGTAACTTGACCGCCAGCCTGCGCCAATTGCCGTGCTGATCTTGCTCGTTGGCCAAACCGTAATTTATGAAGACCACCTACCAATTTGCCATAAATTTGGTCCGTAGTATCGCCAGTCAACAACCCATCGCGGACAATCTGGCCATACTTAGCAGCATTTTGTTCTGCCAAGCCTCGGAATGCTTTTTGGACAGTGCCGCCACCCGGTAATGTAATGACAGCACCTTGCCGAGCTGTCAGCTTAAAAACAGCTGGAATGTCACTTAATTCATCGCTCAATACCGCTATCCCAGTGTCTAATGGATCTGTCATCACCACTGAGCGAGCGAATTGCGGACTAATTTCTACTGTATTGACGGCATTACGCACCCCAGATGGCAAGGTATTACGCAAATTAGCAGCGGCTTGGGCTGATTGAATTTCAGAGAGTCCGGCTAATTCTTGTACGAATAGATCAACACTTTTAGATGACCATCCATCGAGCGATTCTTTAATTTGTGCCAATATCGATCGCAATCGCGCTGCTCTATACGTAGGATTATCGGCACCGAGTAAGCTCAACTCACTCAAGGATTCTAAAATTATGCGATTGTAGGATTCGGCTAACCGTCTAGATACATTATTGCTATATCTATTCAGATCAATTGCGTTACGGAATAAAACAGTCGGTGTGCTCACTTGTCATCACCTAGGCAAGGTAGTCTGGTCCTGGTTTGGTGTAATTTGAGGTGATTCAGATTCTGCCGTTAACCCGTCTAGTTGTGTAGCTTCCAGTTCTTCTTCTACCTCGAATTCATCTCCTAACACTTCACCATCAGCTAATCGATCTAATAGTGTTTTTTGTGTGATTGTGCCGGCAGTATATAGCTGCAGTAATGCTGCAATGTCAGGTGCATCAAGTCTTTGGCCTAAGAAATCACGGTTGACATAGCAACTGCCAGGTCGCGTATCTTGCAAGAATTCACCATGAAATCGTAAACTATTGTCGATCATGTCTTGCATCTGCTGTGCAATGGACATCATGGTGCTATCGCCTTGACTGCGGTCTATCCGCTTTGCTTCGGCCGTTTCTGCACTCAATTTCTGGCCTAAAACCGCCGCTAAGCCTAAATCGTTGATCTGCTGCTGAATTTGATCGAGGCGTTTAAATTGTGCATCAAAGCTATTGCCTCCAGGCTCAATATACTCAGCTCTACCTTCTGCAGGAAAGGCAATCGCTTCACCTGGACCAGCGCTAACTTCCTCTGCGGCAGATGGGAATCCAAAGAATGCCAGCATTGGCACAGCAGAAATATGCAGCTGATTATCTAGATCAGATTGCACTTGATATGCTTTTAGATTTAACTCAGCGATATCCTCTAGCGGTGGTCGTGATTCTAAAAAACCAATCCTGTTGGAATATGCCACACTAAATGGGATCTCAGCAGTACTAGTCGTACCTTCATCCGTAATCTCATAGTCGCCTTTTTCTTTGCGCTGATAGATCTTAAATTCACCAGGTGTAAGCACTCGTATTTGATCTATTACTTTTTCACCGAATTCACCATCAGGCTCAGTAACTTTTTCGCTCAATCGCAGCATGCTTAGTCGTTGTGCACCATCCGACAATTCTGACCGCCACCCAAGGATGTCACGTGGTGTATAAGTAACCCAGTATGGCCGCCCAACCGTGCCAGCAGTCGGAGCATCTACCAAAACACCAATATGCCCATATCTAATCATCTTACGTGCTGTTTCATATGTCCACATGTTTAAATCATTGCCCATCAGATCAACGTCAAACAGTTGTTCGCGAATCAGATCAGGTGTGTCATTTAACCTGACAGGCTTGCGAGTAAGCATACCAGCCAACATTCTTTCAAGGCGCTGCACGAATGGCGGGCATACGCTTCTTGCAAGCCTTCGATCATAACTTTCATCTAACTCTCGTACTTCTTGTGGCAAATACCGCCTATGCCTTCTTCGCATCTCATATGTGCCACCGATTAAATCTTCGATAAGTACCCAATGAGGTTCTTGATTGACCCAAGCGCCATTGGGGTCATTGACATGCGTGACGTTTGCCGCTTTTTTGCGGTCATAAAAATTGTATCCTGAATACACGACCGCCTAAAGCTCAATAATCGTAGTTTAATAGAGCCTGATACCAGTCCCTCTGCCAGCATTGGCATAGAGTGGGTTCAGTTCTCGCCAGACCAGATACCCTAAAGCATCATTCATGTGATCATAGCCTGCGTCTTTGTCTGGCTCACCTTTATCTGTATAGCTTTGTAGCTCTAGTGATTCGATCATATGGGTGCATTTCTGTGCAAAATGCAGTTTTATCTCACCTTTGCCATTTTCTAGGGCAGCTTGAACAGCGGCTACTCGATCACGCACAGGGGGATTCGCTTTCGGAGACTGATTGCCGAAACCATAAGACTCCAGTATTTGGATATCCGTGCGTGTTGCATTTGTGCTGCGGTTTCCACCAGAAGCGTCGGGATAGATATACACCTTTTGATGAGGATATCTTGATCTAATCTCTTTTGCCAAAGCATCAGTGTCATGCGCACCGCTTATCTCATCGACCACGTGCAGTCGTTTGTCAATGCGTATGGCAATAACAGCCGACATATTGGCTACATTGAAATCGAGACCGATTCTTAAAGGTTCATTGCCGATATCGACCGGTGGCTGGCATATATGCAAATCTCGATTAAAACGGTCATAGACAGCACCTGTGTTGAGATTGACAAATTGGCCTTCAAGGTATGCTTTGATTAGCTTCTCAGGGTAATTCGCTAATAGCGAATCTATAAACCCATCAGGCAAATGAGGATTATCAGCAGTTCGAGCACGAATTAAACGCCGATCAGATGCAGTTTCACGTTCGAATGTTTCCCAAGCCCAACCGAATCCTTCAGGTGTGGTGGCTACGTAGAATTGCTGCATATTACCAGATCGCAACCGAGCCAGTGCCATCCGGGATGCCTGTTCAGCAGTACGTTTATTAATAGTATCCACCTCATCGAAACCTACTGCACAAAGATTCTGACCTCGGATCCGATTCCAAGTCTCCATAGTCCGGAGCAATATAGTGTGCTCACCTTCTCTAAATTTAAGTACATATTCAGGCAATGGAGACACACGAAAATCATATGGCAGGCCAATAGCTTCTAGTAATTCGTCCATCGATCTCATGAGGATGTCTCGCAGCATTGGCGCGATGGGTTCGAATATCGCCGATACAAACCCTATATTGGCCGCTGCAATATTGATAGCTTTGGCACATAAGCCGTATGTTTTACCAGCCCCAAACCCCGAGACTAAACCTAGAATCCTATGCTCTTGATCTTCACAGAAAGCAGTTTGATGCGGCAAAAGAGTAGCATTTAACCGATTTAGCACCTGCTGTGCAGAGACACTGTCATCATTCGGGTTTGATAGTATAAGGCCACTAGGTGCAGAATCCAATATATTTGGCACTTGATGTAATAGCCCTCTATTCGCTATTTTATGCGTTGGATTCCTAGCGACTATGACGGATATCAGTGATTTTATTGCCATTGCCACAAGGTATCCATTACTCACACAGAACCAAGAAATAGAATTGGGTCGGCGCATCCAAGCTTGGTTGCAACACCCTGACCCACCACCATCAACTATCCGCTCAGGTCGGCGTGCACGTGATCAATTCGTATGCAGTAATCTACGATTAGTAATATCTGTGGCCAAAAAATATTCGTTCGCAACCAAAGGTACATCACTTACTTTTCAAGACTTGATCCAAGAAGGCACATTGGGCCTTCAACGTGCTGCTGAAAAATATGATCCTGAGTGCGGATACAAGATGTCAACCTATGCATACTGGTGGATCCGACAAGCAATCATCAGGTGCATTGACACCAAATCTTTAATGATTCATATCCCGAATGGTGCGCGCAAAAAATTGCAAGCATACATGAAGGCAGCCGAGAATGGTGGCAGTAAAGAAGAAATATTAGAAAAAGCCGATCTACAACGGCGTGACATCCGTACGATACAGCAAGCAGCCATGTGTCAGAATGTCGGCGCTTTAGATGCACTCGATGTGTGCATTTGATGCCAATTGTTGACATTTTGTGAAAGCATATGCTATAATTTGTATATAAAGGGCAAAGAGCTCTTTTCTCACATCATGTCCCGCACTTACACTGATCAAGCTCTTCACATCGTCGAGCGCCAACTGACAGTTTCAAGAACAGACGGCAACGTTGCCTGTAATCGTGGCATCCAATTCCGCCCAAACGGCTACATCTTCGCCGGTAATAAGCGCATCAGCAAATCATATGCAGTGACCACACTGGCCGGGTTACTTGAGGCTGAGGCTCAGTCTTTGATCCCTAAAAAGGCCAAAAGCAGCAGCATCACTTGGGATAAGCTGAATCAGGCTACCAAAGATTTCTTTTTCGATCTAGCTTCTGAGATTTACGCTTGCTCTCCAGATGTTTGCTTCGAGAATAACCAACCTCCTGCTGCACGCCTTGGCCACGACATCAAGATCGGTCTGAAAAATGCACCACGTTTGTCCAATCTCAAAAAGGCAGGCATGATGGAGACCACCACTTGGAACGCCAACACCAAGACTGAGCGCTACTTGTGCCTGACTGAGCAAGGCCTAGCCACCTACCGTGCAATGCACGCCGGCTGTTCCCTTAAATGACAGGCCGGGTTAACTGGGGGCATCGCCCCCAGGACATGATTGCTGATGCCAAGAAAAAAGCAGCAACTGCCAAATCATCCAAAGGCCTTACAGTTCTTGAACTAGCCTTTTATCGAGTGATCCATGCTGAAAGGAATTGACCCTTTTCTTTCGGCATGATATACTATGTATATAGGAGGCAATGAGCCTCCTCTTATCCTGATCATGACCGGCTTCGAAAAAGCACAGATTATTCGCCAAAACACCGATCTGGCTATAACTTTCGCCTATCGGGCTAAATGCGCCAAACTCGACAAAGAGCTAGGTTGGCAAGAAGTTTACCGCAATAGTATGCGTGCCTTTGAGGCATGTATGCGCTGTGTTGAGGACTTGCGCAATGAGCCAACCGAAGAAGCCAGTCACTTCGATAATGTGTGCTGAAAATGTTGACACACCCTGATTGGGTGTGATATAATAAAGCATCGGGGGCAAAGAGCCCCCATCCTTAATGTGATGATCGACTTCCGAGCCCACCGTTCAGAACTCGAAGCTCAACGCAGCGCAATCATCAGCTTGTCAGCAGAAAACCGCACTCCAGAACTGCTTGAGCGCATGTGCTGGCTAGGCAATGCCATCACACATGCTGATTTTTGCGTTGACCGTCAACTCGGCGGCAAGCAATGGAAAATATATGAACGTCGCACAGGCCGTTCTACATTAGAAATTTATACCTGACATCGTTGACATCTGCCGATCCCATATGATATAATAAGTGTGGGAGGGCAAGATGGACCCTCAGGTGACCCCGGCTCCTCGAATCCTACACCGATCCTCCCACCCAATCAGCCTTTTTGAAACAGATGACCGTCAAACAAGACCTTTTAAAAGAATTCACTGCCAAAGCAAAAAAACTTAATGCTGATGAAATGATCATACTAGGCCGTGAACTAGACAAAATCGACGCACCACATATCATGTTCGATACACTTCTTGATATCGCTAATGACGTCTATGGTTTTGATATCTCAACCGATATCGCCGACGCTTGGTTTAAATAACCGCCGTTGCAATTATCGTTTTTTAGAGCCACGAGGCACCCTTAGAGTCACATTTAATCCTCGTTCATATCTTTTAAACTGTCGCCCTCCGAATGCTTTATCAACAACAAAATCCATTTTTGTAAGCTGATTGCCGATCCGGTTCATGCGGTTGAACTCGGTTTTAGTAAGTTTACGTGCATTCGGACCAGTAGTAGGGCTAAGGATAGCTTGGTATTCTTGCATCAGCATTTTTTTCTGGTTTAACGCTGCTTGTTGCTGTGCTTTTGAAAAAGTTTGCGTTTTTGGTTTAGTTTTTGAGCTGCCTTTCCGGCTTGCACTGCCTGTACTGGCAAATCTGCCGTTTTTGTCGCGTACGTACCGACGTGCCATCTAACGACGAGCGAAACGACGGGATGCACTGCGGCGAGTCCGCTGTGCAGTTTTATTCTCCATTCTCGCCAAGTTTGATTGACGCTGGTAGCCACGGGCAGCACTGAACAGTTCAGCGCGACCAGATGCCGATGCCTCAGCCTTGGCGTATTTGCCTATATTGCGTGCGGCACGGCCGCGTTCACGAGCAGTGCGTGCGGTCTCACTGACCTTTAGCGAAGCAGCACCAGCGGTACTTCCTGAAGACCGACCACCGCCTCCACCTTTGCTAGCGAAGCGGCCCTTTTTGTCTCGTACGTACCGACGTGCCATTGTCAGAGTCCTTTGCGCATTGCGCTTCTATGTCTTCTGATGCGGCGCTCTTGTTTGAGCTCCTTAAGTTGCATGTTAACACCCAGTTGTTCGTCTTCCATCAACGACTGCCCTTACCAGTTGAACGCTGACCTTTCGGCAAAGGAATCTTGCGATCTAGCGCTCGATAAACCCGAGTCTGCAAACGATTTCTGCCAGTTGCTGCCGCAGTGAATTCTTTGCCCGCCTTAATCCAAGCTTTCTGATTGGCTGATGTAGGATTGGACTTAAAAGCTTGATGAGCTTTTGACACTCTTGCCGATGCAGTGTCAACCTGGCGATCAGCTGTGCGTGTAACCCTTCGAACGATCCTGGTCCGTCGTTCAGTAGTCATTTTGACTTGGGTGTCATGACGTCTAGCAGAGGCTACCATCGACCGGTCAGACCCTTTATATGTCTTCAGACTGCTGCTACCAGTGCTAGCGAATCTGCCCTTTTTGTCGCGTATATAGCGGCGTGCCATTGCTATTTCCCAGTAAGACTCGCGAGCATGTGTAGCTCACGATAACATCCTAACGCCACACTCAATTGCCCATCCTCTTGAGCCTTGGCAGCAAGTGCCTCGAGCCTGGTCATCTGCTGTGCCAGGAATTCTGAGCGCTCCACACTCATTGAGCTCTTGTACTCGGACCTCGCGTCTGAAATCAGCGCGTCTGTCTGGTCATTATCAAAATCCCAAGCCTGTGCAGCAGATTCATATATCCGGTGCCGTGGCCAGGACAAGTCGAGCCACTGTTTGACCACCCGAAGCCGGTCTTTGTGAATGCTTTCTGGAGTCCTTGGGGCCATGTCTCAAATCTAGCGCAAATTACCTATTTACCTACTTACCTACCCATTCTTTTTTTTCTTTCCCGACAACTAATTTTTTTTCTAACCCCCCCCTATATAGGGGGTAAAGTAAGTAAACCGGACACCAGCCGCGTCCCAATTGGCGCCCAATATTACCTACCCTTACTTGTAATACCTGCTCATTATCGACATCGCAGTTAAGACATCGAACAGCTGTAAAAAACATGATTAGGTAGCAGATGGTAAAAGCGGGTAACAAGTAGGTATCACTCATCAGTGCCGCAGCGACGCCAGATGTGCTTAAACGAGCCATTAAGCTTTTTACGGCTCTTGTAATACCCGCATGCAGTCAAGATACGGTTGATCCGCACCAGCTCCCGCTGCGTCTGGCGTTCAATCGGCACCTCCAGCACGTGGGTCAATAAGTCGCTACTTATGACATATTCCGTAGATCGGTAGATCAGATGTGAAGAAATCTTTTCCAACCATGGATCTTCTGCATATAAACCACGGTTGCGGTCATTATTGATCTGAGTCTCAGACTCATCAAGGAACCATTGCGTGCCTTTAAAGTACTCATATTTAGCGCTGGCCCAGATCCGATCACGTAATAATTCGATTTTCTCGCTATTGATGCGTTCTTCGATATTGAAAATCACAAAACGGCGGTTACCAGTCTCATCGCTAAAAAAACCATCTTTTTTATTGGTGGTGCCGCATAAGACAAAAGATCGCGGCCGTTCTTTATGACCTTTACCATAAGCTTCGCGCACTAGGTCAGTTTTTCGAGTTATGAAATTTTTTAAACCTGCACTATCACGATTCTTGATGCCGCCATCCAGTTCGCCCCATTCGCAGATCCATCGCATATGCAAACCAGTAATATCATCTGCGTCTTTATTGGTTTTAATAAATCCTTCATAAAACCAAGCCTCTGATGCGAGAGTGTTATAGAAACGCGTTTTATGCAGATGCTGATCGCCAGCCAGAATATGGACAAAACCACATGGGCAGCCAGGCTCATAAACACGAGCTACGCAAAAAACCAACCATTTACGTAAAGCTGAGTTGTCAAAATCAACAGCATGAGCACCCAAAAGCTCACCCGCTATATTCTGCCAAAGATCATCTTCTAATGGGTCATTACATGATTCCAGATAATCACGGATCGGGTGGTAAGGTCGTTCACGGGCGCTAAGCAATAGGGCATCCTGTGCAACATCCTTAGAAACATCAATATGCGCAGCCTGGAAATTACCATAGCTCAATTTGGCATCGATCTCTGATATTGGCGCACCGTCTATCTCGATAGCTTGCTTTAAATCGTTCCAACGCAACGCATCATGAAGCATCGATGATAAGATCTTAGATAAATCAAGTAATTTTAAACGGCTATAACCACCTTTTTCTGTTTTATAGTCACCAATTCGCTCATACCACGGCACAGCAGGGAGTTGTGGTGCTTCTCGCCGGATAGCTGATTCTATGCGTTCTCGATCAGCACCATCTGCCACCCAATCTGCTACGTCATAGCCATCGGACGGGTCATCCCAGGCATCTATGTTCGTTCCCTCTACAGAGAGCCAAGATGACCCGGGAAACGTATTACTAAGCCGCTGCATCAGCTCTACACCAGGCCGGTCACGGTCAGGGCATAACACCAAGTTGTTGTTATGTAGCTTTGGCATATCGGGCATGCTGCCTTTCCAGCTGCCACTACCATTTGGCACACTTGTGACCCACAGTCCTAAAGCACGTAGTGCCTCAGCACAAGTTTCTCCTTCAACTATGTAGACCGTGGCACCAGACTCTGGTAAGCTTTCATACCACAACGGCAGTAATGTGTTGACTTTAGTACCCTTAGACCAGGTAACATCTTTGGGGCCTATATTGTAGTCTGTGCGATTGTGTTGATATGACCGGCCGTTTGGTGCATAGTACCTCCAAGACCGGTACTTTACCGCAGTTCGTTCTTTATGCGGTTTAAATGTAACGCATTCGGCATTGGGGTTGATTTTTACACATGCCCATTCATTAACGACATCACCAATTTTCAAATGAGGGTGCTTTTGAAATGGGCTGGTTTTGGTGCCAATGCGGCAATATAACAAATCCCCATCCGTTTTACAGCCATTTGACACACGACCGCAGATAGGGCAGGGGGTTTTTGCAGATGAGTACATCTGTTATAATGTGGATGCTTGGGATGAGGGTTTGCCTCCTGTGCTCTTGCCGGCACAGGAGGTTTTTCCATAGGCACACTATCATATGCCCAACGCGATTGC